CTTGGTGTAGACACTGCTGAGGATAAACTGCTGAGACTGGGTATGAGTATGATTGATGATGTGGCCAAGACCATTTCAAACTTTATGAAAGAATACAAGTCCGATTATGGCGACAAAGATCCTGAAGATCGACCAAAAGTATTGTTTGTAATCGATAGTTTGGGTATGTTGCTAACACCCACAGATGTTGATCAGTTTGACAAAGGTGACATGAAAGGTGACATGGGTCGTAAGCCCAAAGCACTTACTGCACTTGTGCGTAACACAGTTAATATGATTGGTAGTTACAATGTAGGCATGGTGTGTACAAACCACACATACGCATCACAAGACATGTTTGATCCAGATGATAAAATCTCGGGCGGACAAGGGTTTATCTATGCTAGTAGTATTGTTATTGCAATGCGTAAACTTAAACTTAAAGAAGACTTAGATGGTAACAAAACAAGTACTGTAAATGGTATTCGTGCAGCCTGTAAGGTTATGAAAACACGTTATGCTAAACCGTTTGAAGGTGTACAAGTTAAGATTCCATATGAAACAGGCATGGATCCATATAGCGGACTTATTGACTTGTTTGAAGCAAAAGGATTACTTACTAAACAAGGAAATAGATTGAAATATGTTACAGCTTCAGGTGAAGAGATGCTGGAATTTCGAAAGGGCTGGACCGGTGATAAGCTAGAAGTTATTATGAAAGACCTTTCTGATCTCGATTTGCTAAGTATAGAGGATGCACCAAAGGATGTAATCGATCCAGAAACTGGCGAAATTTTAGAGGAAGTAAATGAGTAATAATAACGAAATTATAGAAACTATATACACAATTCTTAAAGAATATATACCTGCAAAGGATATGCAACTAGCAGCAGATCATTTAGTAGAAGATTTACAAGAACTTCTTGACGAACAAGAAGTATATCAGCTAGGCGGTATTGACAAGTATATTAAAAATAGTGTCGAAGAGCTTTTAGGTGAAGAAGATTTTGAAGAATTTGAGGACGAAGACTATTGAGTCAATGGTATAATAGAGTTGTGAATAATCTTGCTGAAATTCCTGGTTTCATAGGATACTACGAGCATGAGCTAGAAGAAGCAAAACGCGAATGCAATGTTAAAGGTATTGTAGAAAAAAATATAACCGCACTGCCTGGAATTACAGAACATAGGTTTAATCAACTACAAGAAATTGAAGCAGTATTGAATTTCTTAAACATACAACTACGCAAAATACGTCGAAAACATTTTCAAAAGTATTTAGAAGGATATGCTCGTGCGTTAACCAGCAGAGATGCAGAAAAGTATGTTGATGGAGAAGATGAGGTTATTGATTTCGAAACTATTATTAACGAAGTTGCATTACTTAGAAATAGATGGCTCGGTATTATGAAAGGCTTAGATACTAAACAATGGCAAATGGGGCATGTTGTAAGATTGCGTACTGCAGGTATGGAAGATATTAGGATTGATTAATGTGGACACCTGAACAAAGCCATGAACACAGTTTAAAATCATTGGAGATACTTAACGAATTCGATGATTTTAAACGTAGCATAAATCATTTGGCTGATTTTGGTTGTGGAAATGGCAAGGATTTGGAATATTTTGCTAATATGAGAGAATGGACAGAAGAGGGCGAATTAGGAAGATATTTAAATTTTAATTGTATAGGTTTTGATTTAAATGCAGAATTAAATGTACCAAGCAGGGAGAATATCAAATACAAAAATCACGATCTTAATAGCAATGAAAATATGTGGAGTGTACCTTTTGATGTAATATGGTGTCATGATGTTATGCAATATACATATAGCCCTTTGCAATTTTTAGGAAAAGTAAACAAAAATTTAAACAAAGGCGGAATGCTGTATCTAAGTGTTCCTAGTACTATAAACATATTACATCATAAATTTCAAAATTATACTCCTCCTAGACATTATAGTACATTCACAGTTACACAATTAATATATCTTTTAGCACTAAATGGGTTCGATGTTAAAGATTTTTATTTAAACAAAAATAAATTTGAAGATAATATTGAATTAATCGTTTATAAAGAAAGAGATCCTTTAGATTATAATACAACATGGTATGAAATGGTAGATCGAGGCGATATACTTAATGAACAAATGACAGAAATTATTATGTTTAATGGAATTTTGTCAGATCAAGGAATGGTTGTTAGTTGGATAGATGGCACTGTTCATGATTTTAGATGGCATACTTAAATTTTATTTCTAATGCGCATCCATTGCTGATCAATTTCATAAGCAAACCATTCTGTATAGCTCAAGCGATTTATCCATTGATTTCTTTCGGGTTTGCTTAACCATGAATCAAATTTTGTACTAACATCGTATGCTAAACTACTTTCACTAACAACTGCTGGAACTCCTGCAATTACACTTGCAATTCCTGCATTGCTACTATGACTAATAGTACAATGTGTATGCTTTAACATATATTCTAAATCAAAACTATCATAAGTTTGTTGTATGTGTTTAGGTATATTCCATTCGCATCCTTGTTCTTTGAACCATTGCATATCACAAGACCAATGTAATCCTTCTCTGAAACGAGGATGACTGCGAAGAACGATAGGCTTATCACTTACTTTTCTTATTTCTAAAACAGTTTTTTTAAAATAGTTTCCCATTTCCGGCATATTGCGCCATTGTTCACTGTGTCCATGCTGCCCGCACACTAATATATAATCACCTTGTTGTTTCCAAGGCTGAAGTATGATACCTAATTTGTTTATTCTAGAATCATCTTCATACTCGTTTATAGCAAAGTCTGCATCTCTATTGATCCCGTTTATACCTAATTTCCAAGTTTTATTACGTATAAGCCCGCCCACTTCTATGACAATGACGGGTTTGCCCTGACTTCGGTAATGGTCCCATACATTTTTATTTGCACTCATTTTACCAAACCATAATACACTCCAAATAAGAGCAGCATCGGCATCCATGACATTTTCGACTAAAGTATCTGTTTGTTTTATCGCATCTGTCAATTGTGGATATACGTCTTTTGCATTATTAGGTAAATTGGATGGAAAATGAGATATTTTCATATATTGTTTGTATCCTATAAATAGTTATATGCGTACATTATCAGTATTTACCTCTTGGCACCCTACAGGATACAAAAAATATGGCAAGAAATTTATAGAGGGTTATGCAAATTTCTGGCCACAAAGTGTTCCTCTTACAATCTATGCAGAGGATCATGAACCAGATACACACAATGCTGAAAACATTACAGTGTTAGATCAACGAACAACACTGCCAGATCTTAAGGCTTGGCAACATAGACACAAAGACAATCCACATGCACACGGATGGAACAAAGACAAGAGCAAAAAAAGTTTTTTATGGGATGCAAGCCGATTTGCAAACAAAGTCTTTGCACTGTGGCACTTCGCAGAACATTGCGGTACAGACATCTTTATTTGGTGTGACGGAGATGTTAGAACTCACACACCCATGCCACTGGAGTTTTTACATTCAATTGCACCCAATGAAAATCAACTTGCCACTTACTTGGGACGCAAAACTTGGCCCGAATGTGGTTGGATGATGTTTAATCGCAGCCATCCAAAGTTTGCTGAGTTTATAGAACAATGGCGTTGGATATACGAAAGTGACGATATCTTTGAACACCAAGAATCACATGACAGTTTTATCTTTGGTGAAATGGTAGAGGACTACAAAGCAGTAGGTGTTGAGTTTAATGACTTAGGTAGTGATAGTGCTAGTGGTCATATTTTTATAAACAGTGCGTTAGGACAATATATGGATCATCTCAAGGGATTCCGTAAAGAAGTTGGCAAGAGTCTTGCCGGAGACTTGCATGGAAACTTTAAGCATAAAGATGTAGAATGGTGGAGCGATGTTAGAAACGTTACAAAAGCAGAAATTCGCGCAGAAAAATTAAAAAATCCACACGAATATGATGCTACACAGCAACAAAAATCACATGGAATAAAAAAATGAATGATCTAAGTTGTATACAAAATATAAAAACTGTACATACTGATCCATATCCTTATGTATGTGTTGAAGGTGCATTACCTGATGTACGCTACCGCGAACTGTGTGAAACATTTCCAATGGAACTTGTTACCAGCACTACACCACATGACGGAGGCATTACCTATCGTTATAAAATGAAAGAGTGTGCGCAGACACCGCCACCTAGTATATGGCAAGACTTTTTTGCATATCACACCAGTGCAGAATACTTTAAGGCTTGCATTGAATTGTTTGCACCCAGCATTAGCAAAACCTATGGTGATGACTTTTTGCACAACTTGTTACAAGGCAGTGTCACCCCACGTGATGTAGACAACAGCGGACAGTATGTTGCAGACTGTCAGTTTGTTGTACATGAGCCTGTGGACCAAACAGGAACAAGTCGCACACCACATGTGGACAATCCTGTAGAGATTTATGCAGGACTGCTATACATGCGTCAACCAGGAGATACTGCACAAGGTGGCAATTTTACAGTGCATCGTGCAACAGGTGAGATCACAGAAGTAAACAAAAGTTTGGGTAGACAAGTGGATGACAGTTTGCATGTACCACATTTTGAAGTGCC